TGGTCGAATCAGATTACATTCCTATTCATGCTCTTGGTGATGCTTGTTGGACTGTTATTACCAATGGACCAATCAATGCTAATAAAGAACTTACTGTCGGTGGTGTAGGATTTGGTAACGCAACACACCTCACAGCCCTAGCACTTGGAGAGAAATATAAATTCACCACCAAGTATATCGTGTTCAAATCAAACAACGATGCGCTCATCAACATGGCAGGTAACAATGGAATCTTCATGGTCATTGATCGCTACGAATCATATGAAGCGATGAAGACCAAGAATCCAAACTTACAAGCATTCGCAGCAAGTTGTCCTGTGCGATTGACACAAGCACCTAAGATGAAGACGCTAAAGGAACTTGGTATCGAGTCACCACTTGTGTTCAACATCACAGTTGCTCACAAATCAATGGACTCGACCAAACGTAAAGTCATTGCAATAATTTTAAACGATGCTCAGAACAAGGTTGGAGCCGATGAAATCTTCAGAGTATCAGGCATGAAAGTACCAGCTGAGTCAGCGGAGCAGTTCTACGCCAAGTCCACTGGTCTAGTAAGAAAATTGCAGAACAAGTATCGAGCCGAGATCGAGAAATCCCAGCAATAGAACGTACTTTCAGTAGGCAAACCCCTAAAACCCTACCAAAAGTAGGGTTTTTTCACATCTAAGTCGTTGATTCCAGTGGAGTTTTTTCAGTGAATTTAGTGCTTTACAATAAATCAGAATAGACGTATAATTATTACATAGACTGAGAAAAGGAACTTATTATGAAAAACGTGATTTTTAAAAGCAAAGCTGAACTCCGTGCCGAAACTGAAAAACAGGTAGCAATGTTCCTGAAGCGTGGTGGTGCCATTGAAGTTATCAAAGCTCGCAAAGCTCCACGTACCAAAATGAAAGGTAAAACCACTCGTGTGGCTTCCACTGGTACTAGTGGTTTCGCAGTTGGTTTCCCACGTCAATCATTGGTTTAAGGAGAAGTCATGCGAGGTTCTATCCGCACTTTCTTTGGTTTGTTTTTATTGATCATCGCTGGCTCAAGTTTTGATAACGCACCAGTAGATGACTTGCCCTTGATTTTGTTGATTGCTGTTGTCGGTGGTTTGATTGCTAACTCAGGTGTTAAAGCCATGAAAGGTTTGAAATGATTAGAGTGATTGTCAATGGTGTTTCGTTTTATACAACTGCTGCTCGCATCAAATCTGGTGTCGGTGATAGTTCTTCAGTGAACGTGGCTGTCCGTCAAGTTTATGAGCAGATGAAAGCTGACAAAGAAATTGGTCGTGCCACCACTATCAGTCTTTATGACAGCAAAATGAATCGTGAAAGATTTAACGTGCAGGTGACTCTATGATGACTTACAAAGAAGCCCAAGTGGCAATTGATTTTTATGACAAGAGCCATGGCTCATTCTTTGATCGTGGTTCAGCTGATAGCTACTACAATCGTCCACGTGATCCACATCGTGGTGGTGTAGGTGGTATGTCTGGTCCAAGGATCGATGCTGTAACCGAAGCTGAGATGGAAGCATACCACGCTGGCTACGATTACAACGAAATATATGGTGATAAGAAAAGTTGGGATTGATATGGGACAAAGGTTTATCGAAAATGTGAGTAAGAGTGATGTGTTCAATGGACACCACTACGACGCTGGTCCAAATGCCATGCTCATCCGTATTCAGGATCCAGCCACAGAGTTCGGTAAAATCAAGTATCCATTTAAAGAGGTTCACGAGTTTGAATTTCTGGATGCTGAAGACCCAGATGGTTTTCCTGATGAGTGTAAGATTCAAGACGAGCAAGCAGTGGAGATCGTTCGTTTGTTGCAACGTGCCAAGGACAACGCAATGAATGTGGTTGTTCACTGCCACGCAGGTATCTGTCGCAGTGGTGCTGTGGTTGAGGTTGCGACTATGATGGGATTCACTCCCAGCGATCGTTATCGTCAGCCAAATCTGCGTGTCAAGCACAAGATGATGAAAGTCCTTGGCTTGACATATGATAGCGATGAGAAAACCAGTTCTACTGGTGGTTATATTAGTAATGATGGTATTTGGTTGCCAGATAATTTTGGAGTTTAACATGCGTAAATTGGCTACTATTCGTAAGATTGATTCACTGACACCTATCGAGGGTGCAGATGCTATTGAGTGTGCAGTTGTTGGTGGATGGAAAGTTGTGGCACAGAAAGGTCTCTACAAAGAAGGAGATTTGGCTGTGTACTTTGAGATCGATTCTTGGATTCCCACTGAGTTGGCACCATTCCTATCCAAAGGTAAGGAACCACGTGAGTTCGAAGGCATCAAAGGCGAACGTCTGCGCACCATCAAGCTGCGTGGCCAACTGTCTCAGGGTTTGTTGATGCCGTTGCGTGAGATCAAGTCTGACTTTCAAATGGATGCATTCGTTGAAGGTGACGACCTAACTGAGATCCTTGGCATCAAGAAGTGGGAGAAACCTATCAATGCTCAGTTGGCTGGTGTGTGTAAGGGTAATTTCCCTACACTGATTCCAAAGACAGATCAGGAACGTGTGCAGAATCTCAAGAAAGAAATTGCCACTGCTCGTGATGACGTGTTTGAAGTTACTGAGAAACTCGAAGGATCTTCAATGACTGTGTATCTGATGCATGGTGAGTTTGGTGTGTGTTCACGCAATATGGATTTGAAAGAAACCGAAGGTAACTCTTTCTGGGCTACTGCTCGTCGTGAATGTATCGAGGAAAAGATGCGTGCCGTTGACGAACACTGGGACTTTGCTATTCAAGGTGAGTTGATCGGTCCAGGTATTCAAGGTAACATCTACAAACTGACGCAACCAGAATTCCGTGTGTTTGATGTGTACGACATCCAAGCAGGTGAATACATTCCACCAGATTCTCGTCGTGAACTGATTGAGCGTATGGGATTGACTCACGTACCAGTCTTGGATGACTTGTTTGTACTGAACGATGGTATCGATGAACTGCTGACTCTTGCAGAAGGTAAGTCACGAATCGGTGACACTGAGCGTGAAGGTATCGTGTTCAAACAAGCCATGGGTGGTATCACTTTCAAGGCAATCTCGAACAAATACTTGCTCGGTGAGAAGTGACGTCTAAATAGATTTTTACAGGAGAGACATATGATTAAAGTTGGAGATAAAATTAGTGTGAACGGACAGGAACTAACTGTCATTATGGCACCGATCACTGTTGAGAATGGTGTTGAAACGCAAGGACCGATTACGGCACAGGATAGTAATGGAAACGTAACTATCACAACTGCGGAGCACGTTGACTAATGGGAACTATTGAACCAAGTCTATATCCCGAGGGAACAGAAGTGAAGGTCGGTCGCAGAAATGCCACTGTGGTTTGTCAAATCCTCGAAGGAGACACATGGGGAGATGTTTACATTACCTATGACTCAGATCAAACCTTTGCAATCGTGAAACCAACCCAAGTAACATTGAGAGACTAACATGACAGATTTTGCAATTAGCCATGAGACGCTGGAAGAACTAAGAACTAAAGCCATTCTGGAAATGGCAGAGGGAATGAAAGCACTTGAGCAACAACTCGCAGCTGCCAATCAACGTATCGCTTACTTAGAATCTCAGGTGTATGGTGGCACTACAAAGTAAACTGGAACTAATCAAGTATCGTGACTCTGGCATGAGTACATATACTTACTTTTGGATAAATGAAAACAAATCCGTGCAGAGTCCGTACTTTGATAGTGCCGATGAAGCAATGGCTTGGCTACCAAGCCCAACCCTAGTGCAAGATTCTATTAATGAAGATGATGAATTTGCAAGAATTGAAAGAGAAAATGGAACTCGCAACACTGAAACAATTCGCCAAGCATAAGGATGGCACATACGTATCTTTGAACTTATCGAACCAGTCCAAAGAACTGCTTGATAATTTCGTTGAAATGAATCTCGGTCTCACAGATCGAGTGGATAAATCTACATATCATATCACTGTGATTTACTCACGTACACCTGTTCCCACAGCTGAAAACCTTCTTCATATGCATAGTCCACTGCCAGTTGAGGCACACGTGACTGGTT